ATCCATTAGCTAGAGCCGATGAAGTTGCAGCACTGGGCGGTGCTGACATTACGGCAGTAATTGCTGGTAGTGGTTTAACTGGTGGATCAACATCGGGTAACGCAACGATTTCGCTAAACTACGAAAATTTAGCAGGTAACTTAGTACCAAGTGCAAACAATACATATAGCTTAGGTACAGTCAGTAAAGTTTGGAAGGACGTATTCGTTGGCCCAGGATCGCTATACATTAACGGACAGCAGGTTCTATCAGACAACAGTGGTACTATTACTGTTAGTGCTAACGCAAATCAAAACCTTTCATTTGTTACAACAGGTACTGGTGATTTAGAACTAACAGCCGGCGGAGAAATCCAACTTAAATCTAATGTTATTTTAGGTGCCGGTAAAACACTTACTGCTAGCGGCGGCTTAAAACTTGCTAGTAACTTAGATGTTAACAGCCAGTATATTAACAATTTAACAAATCCAGTACAAGCACAAGACGCTGCTACTAAGCACTATGTTGATAATGATTCAACTGTGGTTCGTACAACTGGTACACAAACAATTGGTGGTGCAAAAACATTTAGTGCTGACTTAATAGTAAGCGGCAACCTAACAGTAAGCGGCACAACCACAACAGTTAATAGTGAAACAATCAGTTTAGCTGATAACATCATTGACTTAAACAGCAACTTCACAACTGGCTCACCAACTGAAAATGCTGGTATTAGAATTAAGCGTGGTGACAGTGCTGACGTACAACTTCGTTGGAACGAGTCAGACGACAAGTGGCAGTTCACAAATGACGGTTCAGCTTATGCTGATATATTAACTGGTACACAAGTTAAAGCATTATTCAGTGCAACTGATGCAGGTGGCGACGGCAGCTTTAGCTACAGCGACGGTGTATTCACTTACACAGGTCCGAGCCAAGCAGAAGCAAATGCACGTATTGATGCTCGCGTAAGCGGTGGCAATGGCCTAACTTACACCAGCGGTGTACTTGCGGTAGGTGCTGGTTATGGTATTAGTGTTGCTGCTGACACAGTTGCAGTAAGCAATTCAGATGTTAGAGCATTGTTTAGCGCATCAGGTGATATTAGTTATAATGCAAGTACTGGTGTATTCAGTTTTACTAATGATGCAGGTGATATTGAAGGCGTAACAGCAGGCGCAGGTTTAACTGGCGGCGGCACAAGTGGCGCTGTTACATTAAACATTGGCGCTGGTACAGGTATCACTGTAAATGCGGACGATGTTGCTGTTAATGCAACATATGTTAAAGGTCTATTCAGTGCTACTGATTCAGGTGGTGATGGATCGTTTAGCTACAGTGATGGTGTGTTTACATACACCGGGCCAAGCGCAACAGAAGTAAGAGCTCACTTTAGTGCTGGTACAGGTGTTACAATAAGCTCAGGTCAAGTTAGTATTGGCCAAGCAGTTGGCACAACCAGTAATGTATCGTTCAATAATGTTACAGCAACTGGTAACTTCTTTGGAAACCTAACAGGTAACGTAACAGGTAATGCTGGTACAGCAACCACACTAGCAACATCTAGAAATATCGGTGGTGTATCGTTTAACGGCTCAGCTTCCATTGATCTTCCAGGTGTTAATACCGCAGGTAACCAAAACACAACGGGTAACGCTGGTACAGCCACAAAATGGGCAACAGCGCGAACAATTACGTTAACAGGTGATGTAACTGGTGTAAGCGGAGATTTTGATGGTTCAGGTAACTTGTCATTCGCTACAACTATTGCTGCAAACAGTGTTGCACTAGGCACAGATACAACTGGTAACTATGTTGCAAGTGTTGCTAACGGTGCATACATTACTGGAGGCAGTGCAGGCAGCGAAGGAGCAACACTAACTCTTGCAGTTGATGCTACAACTACAGCAACAGCAAGCAAAGTTGCCGCTCGTGACGCTAGTGGTGACTTGTATGCAGCTATCTTCCAAGGTACCGCATCAAGCGCACGTTACGCTGACTTGGCAGAACGTTATGAAGCTGATGCAATCTTAGAACCAGGTACAGTAGTGTGCTTTGGCGGCGAGAAAGAAATTACCGCATGTGATCATGAAAACGATCATGCTGTAGCAGGTGTTGTTTCAACAGATCCAGCATACATGATGAACAGTGCCGCTGGTAACAACGATACTCACCCATACATTGCACTAACTGGTCGTGTTCCAGTTAAGGTAGTTGGTCCAGTTGCTAAGGGTGATTTACTAGTTGCTAGCAGTGTTAAAGGTCATGCAATGGCTAATAACAACGCTAAGGCTGGTACAATTATTGGTAAAGCAATTGGTTCAAGCGACAATGGCGAAAGTGTAGTTGAAGCATTAATCAACTTAATGTAATTAACACTACACTTTAAAACAATAGAAAAGGCGTACTTGGTGCGCCTTTTCTTTTTTGTGATAAATACTATTACACAACTTGTAGTACAGTACTCACTTACTTACACTTACATATCATCATACACTTTAATAACTTATCTTAAGTTAAAGGACTCGATGTGGAAGAAATTTTTAAGCTTATAGCAGAAGTTGGTGCGCCTATTGCAGGATCTCTTGCGATGGGTTTTTTCATTTTCCTTGTAATCAGACAGTTACTTGAAGGTGTGGTCGAACAGGTTAAAACACTAACTATGTTTTGCAAGTCTTTGGAAAATCGCGCAACTACTATGAGCAACGAAATGATGAAGATTGATTTGTTAGTTAGTAGCGCATTAGAATTGCGTCCGGACATTGAACGCATCTCCAGAGCCACAAACTTTGTAGAAGATGGTAAAGTAGACGCAAGGAGAGATTAATGATATTTGCAGATTACGTTTTTGAAACAGTAAACAACAATATATTGTTTGACAAAGAGTTAAGTCCTGAATCACTTGATATAAAATCAGGTGACAAATTTGTAGTTCATATTAATGAAAATAACAGAATATTATTAGTTAAAATAAAGGATGAGGAACAATAATGGATCAGGTGGCTGAATTAATAGGTCAGTTTGGATTTCCAATTGTAGCTATGGTCGGCCTAGGCTACTTTATCTATTTCATATGGACATTTATTGGCGAACACATTGATCCGGCGCTGAATGACATGCATATTGCACTTATACGAGTAATTGATAAAACTCGAATGTTAGATCAAGATATGATCCGACTACAACAAAAAGTTAATGTTGTATTAGAATATAGATCGGTGCAAAAGATCATCGAACAAGCGGACAAAGACCGAGAGTTAGAAACTCTTAAAGAAAAAGTAAACACTACACAGGTGAAAAGAACAAAAATTGAAAATGAGGAGACAGAACATGACAAGTAAAATAAAACTTTTTATCGTTAGCATGTTGTTTGTTTCTGCTACACCTGTTGCGGCTAGTGAATTAACTCACCAATTTAACAGCCCATCATTTAGTGGCATTGGTTATACTCAGCATGTGATTAGTATATACAATCAGGAACAAGCAGCTAAACAAAAAATCAAAGACGAAAAAGCGCAAGCTGATGCAAAAGCTGAATTAAAATTAATGCAAGATCCGATTTATCGTTTTAAGCAAGCACTTGAAAGTAGAATGTATCAAGAACTTGCAAAACAAATCACAGATAACCTATTTGGTGAATCTGGAATCAGTGAGGGTGTGTTAGACTTCCCTACTGGTGGTACAGTGTCTTACAAAAAAGACGGTAATTTTATTACGCTAACTATCACTGATGCTGACGGTACTGTAACAGTTATTAAAGTACCAGTTGCAACAATGGTAGGAGCAGCAGGTGGTGGCTAATATGAAAAAACTATCAATAGCATTATTAGCAAGCGCAAGTCTTGCGCTCAGCGGTTGTGCAAGCTATTCCCAAATGGATCGAGTTTTAACTAAAACTCAGTTTCAGGATGCAAAAGTAGAACAATCAACAATAAACAAGCCAGAATTTGTACTGCCAAAACCAGCAAACGGGCCAGTGGTTGTTGCGGTGTATAGTTTCTTAGATAGAACAGGACAGCGCAAAGCAAGCCCAATGATTGCTCATCTAAGCAGTGCAGTAACACAAGGCGCAGAGTCGTACCTAATTAAGGCTCTTCAAGATGTAGGTAATGGTAGCTGGTTTAAAGTTGTTGAGCGTGTAGGCTTAGACAACCTAATGAAAGAACGTCAAATGATACGCCAGATGCGAGAAATTTACGAAGGTGAAAACGCAAAGCCGATGCCTCCCATGCTGTTCGCAGGTGTTCTAATTGAAGGCGGTATTGTAGGCTACGACAGTAATGTTGTTACTGGTGGTAGCGGTATGCGTATATTTGGTATCGGACCACAAACACAATATCAAGCAGATATGATTACAGTAAGTTTGCGTGTAGTTAGTGTTACAACAGGTGAAGTACTTGTGAGCATTACTACGACTAAAACAGTTTACAGCTATATGGATAAGTTAGGTGTACTACGATTTGTAGAAGCAGGCACTAAATCCATTGAAGCTGAAATTGGCATGGGCGTAAACGAAAGTGGAAATCGTGCAACTAACATGGCTATCGAAGCCGCAGTAGTTGAAATGATTCGCGAAGGACAGAAAAAAGGTTACTGGGATTATGATCCAAAATCTGTAGAAGAAATTAGATTAGCCCAGGAAGCTAAACAGAAAGCAAAAGAAGAAGCACAAATTCTTAATAAGCTAAAAAACACACTTAGAGGTAAAGAGAAGAAAACCGCTGTAGAATCAACAGATGATTCCAGTGTAACAACTAAAACAGGAGAGAGTCAATGACTAAGACATTTAAAGGCATACTATTAGGTCTTGTAATGGCTTTAGGCTCTACCAGTGCTTTTGCTCAGGTAACTAACACAACTAACAAAATCTATATAGATCAAGTTGGTAGTAGCAATACAGTTACCTTAACACAATCGGGTAGTGGCAACAACATCGGTGTAAGTTCAAGTGATTATGCTACTATTACTGGCGACAGTAATACAGTAACAATGACCCAAACTGGTGATAATAATAAAGCAAATTATAAGGTAACAGGTAATTCAAACACATATACTAGTGCTGTAACAGGTAATGGTAATGACATTACTGTAACATGTGGCACCAACGCCGGAGCATGTACAGGTGTTACTATCAATCAAACTATTACAGGTAACAGTAACAAGTTAGTTGAAACAATCGCAGGTAGTGCTATTAACAGCAAAACAAAAATTGTTGGTAATCTAAACGATCTTGAGTACACACTAACTAGCAGCAACGGTAAACTTGATGTTGATATCAGTGGTGACAGTAACGTTCTACGTCACACACAAACTGGTTCAGCAGGTGTTGCCGGACACGACCTTAAGGTATTAATTTCGGGTTCATTAAACCAAATTACTACTACACAAGGTGGAACAATTGACACAACAGTAGACATCAAGGTTAACGGCGGCAGTAACGTCATCAACGTAACTACGAGCAACTAATAGATGTTACGCAAACTAGCAATAGTATTGTGTGTATTTTGTGCAGCGCCGGCTTGGGCTCAGATTGGTAAAATCTCAACTCAGGCCGGCCCTGACTCCTCTATTCAACGAGGCAAACAAGTTATTGCCGGGAAACTTAACACCGGTATTGCATCCAAAGATGTAGTTAATACTCGTAAGGGTACTACGTTAAATATCAATTTTAAGGACAACACTAAAGTAAAAATTACAGAAAACAGTCGTCTAGTAATTGACGATTTTGTGTATGATCCTAAAAAGAGCGACGCCGGCAGGTTAGCAATGAAAGTGTCAATGGGCACTGTGCGATACGCCAGCGGGCAAATTGCTAAAGTAAATCCTCAACGAATTAATATCAGAACTCCTAGTGCTGCAATTGCTGTCCGCGGCACAGACTTCCATATGACGGTAGATGAAATGGGTAGAAGTTTAGTTATCCTGGTACCTAGCTGTCGTGATGAAAACGAGACAGTTAAAACAGACGAGCAACGTTTGTTAAATTGCCAGACCGGTAAGATTACAGTAGAGAACGCCGCTGGTTCAGTAGAACTAGATACTGCATTTAGTGCAACATATGTAGACGGCTTTAACTCGCTACCAAATCCTCCAGTTACACTAAAGTTAACCAGCATTGATCCTAGAATTAGTTTTGACAGTGAAGTTACCAACGACTTAATTATTAGTCCGCCGGAAGCAATTCAAGAACAACTTGCTAAAATGTCTAAAGAAAACGAGTTCGAAGAAAAAGAAGAAGAACTTGTAACACGAATGGCTAATGCAGATAGGAATTCAGCTGATAAAAATAATGAACGATTAGCATCTATATCTGCAGGAGCAGGAGGTTCTAAACCTTGCTCTGATAAAATTATTTGTATTGAAGCAAATCCTTATGTAACATTCTATAGAACAACAGAAAGCGACCACTATGCAGAAGTACGAGCAAGACTAAGTTCGAATCTAAGTCTAACTATTGTGCATAATGGCGATGAAGGAAAGTTAGGATGGGGAGCAGCACCTAACTCAGGTAACAATGTAACTATTAGGCAGAGCAAATGAGAAAGATATTAGCAGCACTATTGTTTTTCATGAGTGCGCCAGCCGCAGCACAAAACATGGGTTTTGAAAATGGCAACTATACTAACTGGACTGTTAGTAATGGTAGTACAACTGTTAAGACCGGTGGCTGGAGTGACAGCGGCTCAGGTGCACAAGTTACTACAGGTGTAAACAATTATTGTCCTGGTGGTGGTAAATGTTGGACTATCACACCATATGGTACTTATATGTTAAGCATACAAGCAGGTAATGGTTCTCCTTCATTTGACAGCTCAATGTCAACCCTTGGCTTTACCAGTGCAGAAACCAATTCAATTAAAAATACCATACACCAAAACGGCAGCATGTATCCGACTAACGCTTCATACGCAAGACGCAGTGTAGTACTAGAAGCAGGTAAAACGTATACCTATGCCTGGAACTATGTGAGTACAGACTATACTCCATACAATGACGGTTCGATGGTTGTGGTAACAGGTCCAGCTGGTCCGGTAACAGTTAACGGTCAACAAAAATATGCACTGCTAGGTTTCACTAATCCTGGAACTGGTAACTATTCAACTGGCAGCTATGGTTCAACTGGTTGGCAGCAGATAGTTATTACTGTAACCGTTACAGGAACTTATGACCTATCATTTATATCTTTTAACTTAGGCGACACAGCACTAAGTCCAATACTGTTCATTGACGAAATCATAGGTACTACTCAACTTAACGGACAAGAGTTTACATCTGTTGCTCCAAACGCCGGTAGTACTGCTCCACCCCCACCAGCTCCACCCCCAACAGGTCCAACTTATTGCTGTGGTGGTACTGATACATCATTTAATGCTAGTGCAACAAATACTACTAAAGTCAATACCTTTAGTTCTAGAACTGTAAAAGATTCTAAAGTTATTATTGAACAGATTGGGTCAAGTAATAACATTACTTTGACACAAAGCGGCACAAGAGAAAACTATTTTAAATATTATAGTAGCGGCAATAACAATACTGTGAACGCGACACAAAGCGGAACAAGTAATGCGGTAACTAATTACATGGACTTAACAGTTAACGGTAGCAGTAACAGTTTAACACTAAGTCAAACCGGCAGCGGTGCAAAAGGAATCTTTGCTACAGTGGCAAATAATAACAATACGATAAATATCCAGCAGAAGAATAGTGGTAATCATTATCTGGATCTAGCATTAACCGGCGGTAACAAATCTGTTACTGTTGTTCAAGAAGGAAGTATAGGTCACATGGCGTCAATTAACTTGTCAGGCAACCCAACAAGTATTAGTCTAACACAAAGTGGCACTACACAAAACTTCTATTCTATAACTCACAGTTGTGCAACCGCAGGAGGTTGTGGCACAATCACAGTAACACAAGGACAATAACATGTTGAAGAAAATTTTACTAAGTCCATGGACTGCATTAATCACTCTATTTTTGATTGTTGGTCTTAGAGCAGCAGATCCTAGTTTTGTTGAAAGTGTACGTCTTAGATATTTTGATACACTTATTACTAGCAAAGCACCTACAGCTAACAACATTCATACTGTAAACATAGATGAAGCAGCATTGGACAAATACGGTCAATGGCCATTCCCCCGTGATCAATATGCAGACATAGTAAAAGATCTTTACGCTAGAGGCGCAGGCTTAGTAGTATTCAATGTGTTAATGGCAGAGCCAGATCGTTTCAAAGGCGACAAGGCTATGGAAGCAGCAATGCTACAGTATCCAGTTATACTACCAAATGTGCCATCGGACAAGTCAAAAAATAATCCTCGCGAAACTGGTGCCGCAATCCTAGGTCCAGAGTACTTAGATACAGTAATTCAATATCCTGGTATCATTGCTAACTTGCCTAACTATGAAGGACTAGCAATCGGTACAGGTACAGTTAATACATTACCAGAGATTGACGGTGTAAATCGTCGCGTACCATTAGTAGCCAGTGTAGACGGAACATTATATCCTGCACTAAGTTTAGAAGTACTTCGCGTTGTTGCAGGTGATCCTAGTTTTCAAATCAAACTAAATGAACTAGGCGTAGAAAAAATGCGTATCCCACAGTTTGGCCCAGTGACCACAGACAGTTTAGGCCGTGTGTGGATTGACTGGAGTCAAAAATCACAAAGTTCAAGTTTAGCAAAATTACCAAAAGATTTTAGAGGCGCTGTTGTTATTGTAAGTCCGACAGCAGCAGGTATTAGTAACCCGGTTCCAACAGCACTAGGTCCAGTTCACCCACATGAACTACAGGCCGCAGTAGTGGGTACTATGTTTAACGGTGTAAACATTCAGCGACCAGACTATGCAGACTTTGCAGAAATTGCTGCGTTATTAGCAATGGGCTTAATTATAATTTTACTATCACGCTGGACATATGTAGGATTGTCCACCACTGTTGCGGGCATTGCTACTAGCATCGGCGGCTCTTATTGGTTGTTTGTTAACCACAACATGCTCACAGATGCAACAGCAACCGCATTAGGTCTTATCCTTGTTGCTCTCCATGTGTATGGCGTTAAGTTTGTAAGCGAGTTCTTACAAAAGCAACAGATTAAAAAGCAGTTTGGCACTTACTTAAGCCCAGACCTAGTAGCACAATTACAGCGTCAACCGGAACTACTACAACTCGGCGGCAACGAACAAGAACTAAGCATCATGTTTACTGATGTTCGTGGATTCACTACAATCAGTGAACACTACGGCAAAGACGTTCAAGGTTTAACAAAAATTATGAACCGCTACATGACTGCTATGACTAAAGCAATTTTAGAGAACAAGGGTACGCTTGATAAGTATATTGGGGATGCTCAAATGGCATTTTGGAATGCTCCGGTAAACAATGAGCAGCACGCCAAAGATGCAGTTAGAACAGCGTTTCAAATGTTATCAGCATTAAAGGAATTCAATGAAGAAATTAAAGCAGAAAGTATCCCAGCTTTTGGTATGGGTCTCGGTATTAATACTGATACTGTGGTTGTTGGCAATATGGGCAGCGATCAGCGTTTTGATTATACCTGTCTTGGCGACGGGGTTAATCTTGCTGCTCGCCTTGAAGGTCAATCCAAGCCCTACGGAGTCAAAATCATTATCGGACCAAAAACGGCTGAATATGTGCAAGAAACATACCAAGTCATTGAGCTCGATCTACTCGCAGTAAAAGGTAAAACAGAACCTGTAAAAATTTACACGGTGCTAGAAAAGTTTGATGACAAAGCAGAAATAGCACACAACAAAATGCTAGCTGCTTACCGCAGCGGAGATTGGGTCCGAGCAAGAAACATGTGTGAAGCAATGACAGGCATATGGAGCGGAGAGCTAAAAGGCTATTATACTATGATGGCAGAACGTACATCCGGTAAGCCGCCCAAAGACTTCGATGGCGTATACAGAGCTACATCAAAATGATTAAACTTGAATATAATAACGGTAACTATTTTGTAATAGCTAATAATAAAATATTACTAGCAACTAAAAATTTATCTTATGCATCCGAAGTGCTGGATCGCGCAAAAGATAACGATTTAGAATACGCTAGTAAAAATTTTATTCCAATTACTCATCAAGGTCCCAGTACTTAACACGAGTAAATGTGTTTTTATAGTGTTGAAAGTCTTTTATTAACTGTCTAGCATGAAATAGTTCTAGAGGTATTTTATCTGTATATTTTGTCATAGGTAGATAATACCTGCTAACTATTTTTTCTAATCGCTTAATATCTATGCTTAGTGCATCTATTATTTTGTTATTATAATCGTTGTCGGTGATTAACCCATAAAGCCAATGATGGTATTCGCTATTAGTATTAAAACTTCTAACTAATTCTCTTATTTCATAGAACAATGCTCGAATTGGATTTATATTGCGTCGATATTTTGATAAGACAGAGGGAAATTTAAAATCAGCTGAGTCAGTTTCAAGCAGATTGATTGTGCTAGTATAGTCTTTCCTCAACGCAAGTTTTAAGCTATCTAAATTTTCTTTTATTTTCTTTTCGTAGTCGTTGATAAGTGCATCAGCAATTTTTTTGTAGTCGTCTGAAAGCTGATCATAATAATAAACTTTTATATCGTCAATAGAATATGCACCCTCTAATAAATCAAACGGTATAGTTTTAGATTTAGCATATTTTTGTAATTCGTGCTGTATTCTTAACAGTACGAAATCAACTACATCATCACTCATTTTACTATTTATTCTCGATTAATAGCAAGAATAGTGTGTAGTTTTTCAGTGCCGCCGTTCTTGTTTAATGTTAATCGTGCGCCGTTGTGTAAAGGTTGAGGCCAAACACCTATATTGACCCATGCATAACCTGCACTTTCATCGTTTAATACTGGACTAAATTCTTTTTCGACTAGATATACAAAACTATAATAGTAAAAATGTTTATCACGACTTTGATAAACATCTATGGGATTTAGTTTTGCAAGCTCGGGGACAAAACCAATTTCTTCAGTAAGCTCTCGCTGAATGCACTGATAAACAGTTTCACCCTTTTCGATCATACCTCCCCAGAACCCCCAGGTGTTTTTAAATCTCTTATCTGAGTTGCGTAATTGTAATAAGCAGCGACCGGTGTCTTTTGCTAAAAATACCACGCCCGCGGCAGTTGTCATTACAGTACAAGTCTCCAGTAACCGGGATTATATTCTCCCTCGTAACTACTTATCCATGCACTTCCCGTCCACTTGAATTGTTTTGATGTAAAATCGTTGGTCACATACTGAGTTGACGTAATTGCGGCAGAATTAAACACCACAGTCCAGTTAGATCCGTCATATTGAATAATATCGTTTTCGTTAGCATCTACATTCCAGCTGGGATATCCGCTAGCACTAATTGATTCTGTTATTAAGTATCGTTGACCTAATTCTTCTGTATCTAGTCCATCTCCAGGGCTACTAGCAGTAGGATCAATAATCTTAGTTAAGTCAGCTAAAGTGTTCGAAGGTAATGTGTCAACATCAAGATTAAAAATTAATGATGTGTTGTCTAGGGGATTAGCAACAACGCTGCCTACAACGAGAAATTCATCACTGTCGCTGTCGTCGCTGATGTTAAGTTTTAACAAACTAGTCATCGAAAGTTCACCTTTCATTTCGATGATATCTTTCCAAATAGCTGCATTATTATTTGGCGCAATTAGTGTAGCAGTTGCACCTGATACTAATACTTTGTAGTCACCCGGGGTAACAACAACCTCAGCTTGCTGTGGTATATTTCCAAAAAAGTCAGCATATGCTTGATCATAACCAAGAACTGAAATATCATTTACTTTATGTATATCGGCAACAATTTGTTGAATGATGGTTTGACGTTTTACTTTAGCAGGAGGACTAATCCAAATTGGTACACTAAATGTCATGGTTGCAATGTCTAACGTCTCATCAACACCAGCTGGAATGCCTCTGCTACTCCATGTAATGTCAGTGAGCTCTATTTCAAATACACTAGTCCAATCTAACGGATTGCTGTTTGACTGTAGCTGTATACTGGGATTAAAGATAACAAAAATTTGTTCTAGAAGTTGTAACTTAGTATCAGTATTAG